CGAGTTTGTCGAGCTTTTGAATACAGGCCCACCGCAAAAACCAATACCTGCAATACCTTGCCAACCTGATTGCACGTTCATTCCACCGCCCCATGTGCCGCTATCCCAACGAGCCGTATCCCATACGCCAGCAGCAGGCAAAGGACTGGTTGTAATCGGTGCAGTGATGTTGGAGATATTAAAATCAACATTTATAGATAAAGAAACCGAAGGAACGCCATCAGTAAAGATGGTCGGCCTGCATCTGGTGAAGTATTTCTTCACTCCGCGAGAGCCGAAGTAGTTAAACGCCTGCAATGCAGTGGTATTGATAGGCAAAGCATCGTCCTTGTAATCGGTAGTCCATGCCTTTGCTACATAGCCATTTCCACCAAAATAAGGATCATCGTTGTAGATTTCCCAACAATAAGCACCCCAGCCAGTGAACCTGCACCAACTCTGAGTAATAGTATTCATTACGTACTGCTCTTGCAGATCGTCCTGAACAGGGATATTCACCCAGACAGCGTTATTCTTCGCTGTGTAGAAGATTTGCCAGCCGGTAGATGTATGGGAACCGTACTGAGTCGTGGCCTCTGTAATCGCGCCCTGAATCTTGTTAGACAAAGCCACACGCGGATCAAGTCTGGACGACTGCAAAGCCTGCGCCATCGGAATCAGTCCGTCATAGGTCAGAATCAGCAAATCGCCGCCGTACTTCATCATGGCTCTGCCGCCGATAGGCGAACCAAGTTTCCATACGCCGGTAAGCGACCATGTTGAGATATTCGACGGGTCAGTTCCTCGATAAATGATGACCTCACCCATTGAGGTGATAAATACAAGGTTATCGTCAATGCCGTAACCTGCATCAATCGTCCATGTATCAAGGTCAACCAGATGGCCGCCCCATTTAGCGACTGTGCGAAGGTCAACAAACTGAGCCGCACCGCCAACCGATGATGTAGGCAGATACCAAGCCTTCAGGGTGTATTTTTCAATGAACCAAATGCGGTTTTTGAATACAGTGATATTTGCTAGNAGGGTGGAAGTAATGCCGGTGATGGCATGGGCAGATGCTCCGTCTACACGCTCCCATGTAGTGCCGTCAAAAAGGATAGGTTTGTCTACGCCATTTACCGCATATAGAAAATTACCACCAGTAGTACTGAAATTAACGTACTCCCAAAATCCACTTGTAAGCCCTGTAACAAGCGGAGCGCCGACTGCGCCAGAGGCGGTAACATCGTATAGATTGCCAGTAGAAGTGATTGCATATAGCTTTACCGAGTTTCCAGCGGCATAGTTCATCAGCGTCTGAACTTTGCCGGATATGCCAGTAGCCCACTTGGAATAGCCACCACGCAGCACGCAGCTTGATACTGTTGGAACGAGATTATCTAACTGATATGCGTCAGTAGGCTCCATGTTTGCAATGGAATCTCGTGCATTCCAGCCGCCGACAGGTGCAGGCAATGACTCAACAGATGCCCTTGATTTCTGGATCAAGGCAGGCATATTATACTTTACCTGCATTTAACATTAGGTGATTACCGTGGAGCAATGGCGCGATGTTGTTGGTTTTGAAGGTCTCTATCAGGTTTCTGATCTTGGCAATGTAAGAAACGCCAGAACAGGACATATTAAAAAACCTCACCTGAATGTTAGGCTTAACCGGCCTCAAATTTGCTTGTCCAAGTTCGACAAGGTGACAACGATATACCCGCACAAATTGGTCATGGAGGCTTTTGTTGGGAAACGACCAGAAGGAATGGAATGCTGCCATGCGGACGGCAATCCTTGGAACAATGAATTGTCTAATCTTCGCTGGGATAGCCGAACAAATAATAGCCAAGACAAATTCAAGCACGGAACTCAAAAAATGGGGGAAAAGCATCCAATGTCTAAATTGACTGTTGAAAAGGTGCTTGCAATTCGACAAGACAGCCGACTTCATAGAATAATCGCAGTCGAATATGGCGTAAGCCAACCAACTATTTCTCAAATTAAATCTAGGAAGTATTGGGTGCATGTTAGTTGACATGTCCGTACCCACTGTCAGGTGTGTTATCATATCCAATCAGAACAGTGCCCGGTCGTGGCGCAAAGCTCAGGTTTGCCGAGCTGGTGTTCTGCGCGATAACAGTCTCTAGTTCGTCCCTGTAATTGCGGAACATGGCAGTAGTGTCAAAGCCTTTGCCCTCAAAGTACTTGAGCTTGCACATCAGCACCATCAGGCGATCTGGGTAGATGCACGTATCAGTATCGGCAGTGAACGAGTTCTTTACTGTGCCGGTAGATGACAGCGCCCATGCTTTGCTTCGGTACTCAAAGCCAAGCCGTTCGCCGGTTGAATTGCCGGGCCAAATCTGGAACAGATTCTGAAAAATACGCCAGCGGATACGCGGGCCGGTTGAGATATAACCTGACAGCAGCCATTCCCACTGCTGTGCATCTTCTGGGCCAAGCATTTCCCATCGCTTTGACTTATCCCAGTGGGTGCGCGGAACAGTCGCATCATAGTCAGAAGGCATTGCATATTTAACCTTCTGAAAATTAAATAATGTTGTAGACGGGAGTGAGCTATAAAAGCTGACAGTTTCATCTATAGTGTCGCCAGTCAAAACATCTTGACTTAATATTACATACCAAATCTCTACCCCTGAATCATAACCAAAATTTGCAACAGTAGTCCCATAAGCAATGTTATTGCCTATAACATACTGCCCAATAGCAANCCCAGCCAATCCANTANNGTTATACTGCCATAGGTAATTAGTACCAGAGTAATTTAATGAGAAAGTTCCAGTAAATGCAACCGTAGGCGCTACTGAAACAGTCGCAGATGCTAATGGTTGATTCAGAGTTACGTTATGTGACCCATCTCCTGCACTTACAACGGAACTGACATAGGTTGCGTTATTTACTCCGGTTCCGACAACCTGATAAGTGTCATCAATCGCTGCCACACTTGAATCAAGACCATAAATTGTATTATTGGTCAAACTTGTCGGAGTTGTATAACCGTATGATTGAATATACTGAGTGGTGAATAAATTTTGCTTAATAAGTTGCTGCCAATCTGCCTTACGCAGCAGCTCATAACCACACGCATTCATCAAGCCGTAAAGCTGAATAACGTCCTGAGAGGTATTACCCACCACGTTATGCGGGGTCGGAATACCTAGCTCATTGGAAACCTGCGTTACAAGCTCAAGTAGCGTACTGTTAGCCATTTACTGCCTCTTTTGGCGGTCTGCCCCTGCGTGGAGCATCTTCGGCCTGATTAGCCAGAAGCTGCGCCATCTGAGCTTTGAGCGTCTCAAGCTCTGAACGGGTCTGCTCAAGCTCTTTTGAGCTTTCTGCGCGGTTCTTGCTGGCAAGATAATTACGGGCTTTTTCACGCATACCAACGCCGCCCATGCCTACGCGCTGCAATTGAGCGTCAGAAGCCATCGCAATCTGTTCAACAGTCATGAACCGCAGAACCTGCAATTCCTGTAACTGTCCTTGATTGAGCTGATCCGGTGCATCTTCATGCCATTTTGAAATCGGTGTGCCAATGGCAGAAGCGTCAGCACTGTTCATCTGGTAATGAATCCACTGCCGTGAGAACTTCATCTTGTCTGCTTCGGTAGCTGGCCGGTCACGGATGTTCAGCACATTGCCCGGAACTTGAATGCGCACAAAAGGCACATCCGAGCCTTGTCGGTCATAGAATCGTACATCCAGCATTGAATCCGCATTGTTTACATCACTATCAAGCATGGTTATCTCCGGTGGCGTTAGGTTTTCGTGCCGTTGATGCTGTACCACATGGTGTTAGTAACAGCGAAAAAAATACTGACATGATCCTTGTCAATGCTTGCGCTGGTCGTTCCGTTGATCGTTGAAGTTGATTCGTAAGGGTAAACCTTGACAGTAGATGCGCCGGAATTAGCAATAAAAATCTGCGCACCCATTTCGGTAGGTGGCAGCAATACACCAGTTCCAGCAGCAGCAGTGTCAATAGAGTTGTATATCGAACTGATCTGCAAGGCATTCGAGCGTGTTGATCCTGTGGCAGTCAACCCGTCTACCCCTTCACCGCATATTGCGACTGTGGATAGCGAATTTACCCCAGAACCAAGCACCCTCGAAGGCAGTGCCATGTTATGCGCCCAGAATCGAAACCCAGACAGTCGGGCTGATACCGATAAACACGCGACGCTTTGTGGTGGCAATAGCGACAGATGCAGCGCCGTCAATGGTTGTTCCTGATTGAGGGTAAACAGTCAAAGAGCTTGCGCCATCATT